TACGGGCGAGCGCAGGACACGGCGCTGGCGGCGAGGCCGGCGACGAGTGAGGAAGTCAGAGCTTGGAGGGAGCATGCCTAGAGGTCAGAAAGTTTGCGGACAGTGCGGCGCACAGAACGGTGGGGCCGCGAAGCAGTGCGTAGGATGCGAGGCACCGTTCGTTCCGAAGCGCGCCAAGACCCAAGGCGCCCGAAGCGCGCCAAGACCCAAGGCGCCCGAAGCGCGCCAAGACCCAAGGCGCCCGCTGTCGCGGTCCGCCACAACGGCAACGGCAACGGTGATCGCGCGTCATCGGTTCGAGCACTTGGCGATGGGCTGCTCGAAAACGTGCATGGCACCTGGGAGCTTTTCAAGACCGTGCTCGAAGACCAGCTCGACGAGTCCACGCCCATGATCCAGGCGGCACTGGACGCGCACACGAAGGCGCTGGATCTCCTGCAGGCGGGATATCGAGTCGCGACGTGAACCTCGGCCAATCCCTCGGCGAGCTGCAGCTTCGGGTGTGGGAGCTTGAGGAGCGGCTTGCACACACGGTTGCGGCGCCGAAGTATCGCAAAGGCTTGCTCGCAGCGGTGCGCGCCGAGCTCGCGGACGGATCGTTGCTCAGCATCGGTGACCTGCACGCGCGGCTTCCGCAGTTCGAGCGCCGGCGGATTTCGATCAACTGCCAAGCGGCGGTGTGCGCTGGGAATCTCGTGCGCGAAGGGCATCATCACAACGCGCGGTATCGGTTGCCATGAAGGTTGCGTTCGTCATATGCGGTGAGCCTGCATCAAAGGCGAATAGCAGGCAACTCGTCAGCTTCGGCGATCATCCCGCGATCATCAAGAGCAAGAAAGCGCGCTCCTTCGAGAAGGACGCGCTACGCCAGATCCCGCCGACGGCGCGCCTGCGCTTCGATGGCCCGGTCAAGGTCACCATGCGCATCTACTACGCATCCGAGCGTCCAGATCTCGATGAGTCTGTTGTGCTCGACATTCTGCAGGACCGGTGGTCTAAGTCCAAGATCGAGGGCGAGCGACTACTTGTTCAAGCCGGCGTCTACAAAAATGACAGGCAGGTAAGGGAAAAGCATGTGTATTGGGGTTTGGATAAAGGTAATCCAAGGGCGGAAATCGAAGTCGAGCCGTTGATGATGCAGCAGCAAGCATTACCCATTCGCGAGCCAGCGTCAGAGGGAGCGCCGTTTTGAGGAGAATCGTCGGAAACGATCAGCGACGTTTTGAATCACACATTGTCACCAGAGCCCTGGAGATCAAGCGGCGTATCGCGAATGGCTGGAGTCTGCCGGATCTTGCCGCTGCGTTTGGGGTCAGCAAAGCGACCGTCTCTCACATCCGCACCGGCAGGAATTGGGCGCACATTCGATGACTGTGGCCGAGGCGAATCCGTTTTGAGCAGTACGTTCCCGCTCAACGCCGGCTCCCGCAGTCTCGCCCGAGATCCCGCAGAACTCTACGAAGAACAGGAAGCCAAGACATGCCGCGGATGCGCTCATGATTCCAGCATTGCAATCGCCTACGGCTTCATTCCGATCTGCGCGATTGGGCGCAAGCACGGGAAGAGATGCCCGAAGTATGTCGAGCGCCCCGCTTGATCTGGAGCGCTGCCTTGCGCTTTGGGGCGCATGGGAGCGTGGCTATCGATTCGGCCCGCAACAGGTGAGGGTCGCAATATGGGCTCCGCATGCAGACCGGCACGATGCCAAGGCAGAAAGCATGCTCTCGAAGTCCGGCACGTGGATCGCGCAGCACACCTCGAAGGCAATCGAGGCGCTGCCCAGCCGGCAATGGCAGATGCTTCTCGAGATCGAATACGTGTGGCATGGTGCTGGCCTGCGTGTGTTCAGAAACAACCGCCTACCCGCTGATGCAATGGTGCTCGCCGGCATGCTGGACGAGGCGAAGCAAGCGCTCATTCCGATACTGGAGCGGCGAGGGTTGCCGGTGAAGGCTTGACATTCGCATCGAAATGATTTGGAATCGCGTGCCAAGTGGTACGAGGTGCCACTAAAGCCGAGCCCGGAGCCGAAAGGTTTCCGGGCTTTTGAATTTCAGGACCCCATGAAGCTGAAGATGCTAAAGCCGCGCATCGCCGAGGCACCCATGCGCCTGCAGCCTGCAAGGACGCAGGTCGTCGAGCGTATTCGCGGCCGGCAGCTGCAACGCATCCGTGCCGAGCATCTACGCCGCGAGCCGCTGTGCCGTCGGTGCATGCAGCGGGGCTACGTGACCATCGGCGTGCACGTTGACCACATCGTTGCGCTGATCAACGGCGGCACCGAGACGCCGGAGAATCGGCAGACACTCTGCAAGCCGTGCCACGACGAGAAGACGAACGAGGATCTGTGCCGATGAGCAAAGGTAGGGGGGATCGAAACTCTGTGGACTTGGGCGCCGGAAACCGCAGCGCCCTCACGGACAGGTTTTTTTTCCTCCGGGCCAAAATTTCGGCCTCGTAACGCTGGGATTTGTATACAAAATGCCGAAGCGCGGCAGACCCGCATATCAGCCGACCAAAGTCCAGCGCAACCAGGTCGCGATCGCTGCCGGCGCCGGAATTGCGCACGAGGAAATTGCGCTTGGTCTAGGGATTACGCGCAAGACGTTGCTCAAGTATTTCGCCGAGGAGCTCACGACCGGCGCGTATCGCAAGCGCCTCGAGGTCATGCAGGCGATGCACCGGGCGGCGAAGAAGGGCAACGTCGCGGCTGCGAAGGCGTACATGAGCATGACGCCGGACGCCGCTGCGCCGCCGGTACCGAAGGAACCCGAGCAACCCGCCGAACCGAAGGTGCCCGCGCTCGGGAAGAAAGAGCAGGCCCAGATCGACGCCGGCAGCGCACACGTCGGTACCGAGTGGGCCGATCTGCTCGACCAGCGACCGAATACGCTGCCGCAGTAGAGCCGCGTGGATCTCTCGTGCCCGGACTGGCAGGAGCGCCTGCGGTCCGGGCGGTCGCTCGTGCCGGATCTGCCGCTGCCGGACCGCACCCTGGGCAATAAGGCGGTCGCGGTGCTGGACAAGCTGCGGCTCTTCGATGTGCCCGGCACGCCGACGATGGCCGAGGCGGGGGGTGAATGGTTCCGGGATATCGTCCGCGCCCTATTTGGCTCGCTGGATCCAGCGACGAAAGAGCGGCTGATTCGGGAAGTGTTTCTGCTCCTGCCGAAGAAACAGAACAAAACGACAGGCGGGGCACTGTTGATGGTCGCAGCGCTACTTCTGAACCAGCGCCCGCACGCAGGGTTCCTGCTGACCGGCCCGGTCCAGAAGACCGCTGACGATGCGTTCGCTGCGGCCGAGGGTGCAATCGCGCTCGACAACGTGCTCGCGAAGAAGCTGCACGTGCGTGATCACCTGAAAACGATCATTCACCGCGAGACGCAGGCGAAGCTCGAGATTATGACGTTTGATCCGGACGTCGTAACGGGCAAAAAGGTCGCTGGCGGGCTGATCGACGAAATTCATGTGCTCGGCAAGATGTCGCGCGCCAAGAAGGCCATGACGCAATTGCGTGGCGGAATGCTCCCGTTCCCGGAAGCGTTTCTGTTCAGCATCACGACGCAGAGCGACGAAGCGCCGGCGGGTGTGTTCCTTGAAGACCTCAAGCGAGCGCGTGATATCCGGGATGGAAAGCGCACCGGCGACGTACTGCCTGTGCTCTATGAATTCCCCGTCGAGATGCAGACGGATCCGATGAAGCCATGGCGCGACCCGCAGTTCTGGCCGATGGTCACGCCCAACCTCGGGCGCTCGATCCAACTCGCCGCACTCAAGCGCGGCTTCGTCGACGAAGAGCAAAAGGGCGAGGCGGCGCTGCGCCTATGGGCGTCTCAACATCTCAATATCGAGATCGGCGTCGCCATGCAAGCGGGCGCATGGGCCGGCGCCGAATACTGGCAACGCCAGGCGCGCCCCAAGTTCACGCTCGACGAGCTGCTCGAGCGCTGCGAGGTGGTGACGGTCGGGATTGACGGCGGCGGGCTCGACGACTTGCTCGGCCTGGCGGTTCTCGGACGCGATGCGAAGACGGGCGAATGGGTGCTGTGGACGCATGCGTGGGCGCACCCGTCGGTCATGGAGCGGCGCAAGGACATCGCCGAGCGGCTACGCGACTTTGCGGCCGAAGGCGATCTGACCCTGGTAGCCGAGATCGGCGACGACGTCGAGGAAGTGGCCGGCATCGTCGCGCACTGCTACGAGTCCGGACTGCTCGACAAGATCGGCGTCGACCCGGCCGGCATCGGGATGATCGCCGATGCGATCGTCGCCGAGGGCGTGCCGCAGGAATTGATCATCGGGATCTCGCAGGGCTGGAAGATGACCGGCGCGATCAAGACCGCGGAGCGCAAGCTCGCCGAGGGCACATTCATTCACGGCGGCCAAGGGCTGATGGCCTGGTGCGCCGGCAACGCGAAGATCGAACCGAGAGGGAACGCCGTGATCATCACCAAGCAGGCATCGGGCAGCGCGAAGGTGGATCCGCTGCTCGCGACGCTCGATGCGGTGCATTTGATGTCGATGAATCCCGAAGCGCGCGGCACGCTCGACGACGCGCTGGCGAATCCGATCATCGCTTGACGGGATGAGCGCGATCATCGGGGCTGCCATTTCCTTCACGATGGCGGCCGGGAGCATTGTCGCCGGCGTCTACCTGCTTGCAGGTGCGGGTTGGGCTTGCATCGCCTACGGCATCGCGTGCTTGATCTTCTGCGTCGTGGTCATCCGAGGCTTGCATAGTGGCGGCGCTTAAC